TACGTCGCGTTGAGGACAAGGGCTACATGGAATTGATATGGAATTGCGTAGAGAAGTGTCCGATAGGGGGCGAGCATCTTGGATCCATGGAATGATTATGTTTTAGTATGTAATACCTGCACCAATAGGCTAGAAGGATGGTGGGGGCAGGGCTTAAATAGCGCAAGTAAGCGCTGCGCGAACTGTAAAAAAGATTTGCTAGAAGGAGTAAGGATTATTGTCAATGCCTCAGTATGATTACCTTTGCGCTACCTGCGGTGGCGTTCAGACGCTAGAACGTAGCATCCACGCCGAGGCGGTAGCACCCATGTGCTGTTCTAACCTTATGGATAGGATCTTCCATCCTACCCCTGTCAGATTTAACACCAGCGGATTTTACTCAACAGATCATTAAGGAGAAACATGGCAATTAATCTAGTCAACGAATCAAAGCGTCCAATTAGCCTATTGGATGCAACAAACTTTGCGAACATATTAACGCAGTATTCTGCTTTGGTATGTCAGCGATATGGTTTACCGATTAACACAGTTGCGATTGCACCTGCTCGCGTAGCAGGCCAGCAGAATGTCGTTATTGTGGATCAGTTCCCAAATCCCGCAATGCAGAAGGTAGCCTTGGGCTACCATGAGATGCTTAACGGATCTGCTATCGCATATATCCGCGCAGATGCTTACGGTTCACGATCTATCTTTGGCACCTATTCACCAGCGCTTAAATTGAAGAACATTATTATCCATGGGGAACGATTTACTCCTGGGGTAATCAGTGTCGCAGCGCATGAATTGGCAGAGATGTTAGTAGATCCGCAGATCAATCGCTTGTCTGCGCCAGATAATCAAGGCCGTACTTGGCTCATGGAGCCATGCGATCATACCGTAGGGCTGTTTCGTGGTACTGCAAACCTTACCAATGGCGTACTGCCAGACTTCACTACACCGACCTTCTATGACGATGCGCACGGCACTAAGCCCTATTCTTATCTAGGTGTACCGCCAGCACCATTCACGCTTGTTAAGGGCGGATATGGCTACTGGAAGGACGCTAGGGGCGTCCTGCATAAGTTATAAGTTTACTAGGGGAGTAAAGCAAAAGACCCGCTTCGGGATTTACCGAGGCGGGTCTACTTGTTGTCGCTACAACCTGTGAGGATGGTACAGGGAGCAACCATAACGGGGCGAAAGGACTAATAACTCCCCGTTAATTCTTCATTCCGTAATTGTATCAGGAAATCTCAAGAGTGCCAGGTGAGCCTTGGATTGATTATCGTAGGCGGCTATGCGCTTGGCGTAATCCTTCCTGGCCTTCTCTTGGGTATCATACGGGCCGACTGCCTGTATCAGATTGAGGCTAGGATGTACGGCAAAGACTACATAACGCTGGCGCAAATTGAGAAGATCCTCAACCAAGTTCCATGCGGCCTTAGCGACACTCTCGGCGCTATCGGCATCTTCTTCCAATAGCGCAATTAACTTCTTAAGTTCAGTTGGCTTGGCGCTCATTTCAACTTCCCCATCCAGTACTTGCAGGCATCTACATTCTCCCACAGGGTTAAGTATCCGTATATCTTGCGGTTATCTAGGTACTGTTCGATGCCTGCATTGCGCAGGCGACGGCTAAAGATTACATATTCATAATCTTCGGTGCCATCATGGTATGCAATATGGCCTAAGACGCCAGGATGGATGAGATAGGTGCAGTGTACCAAATCAATGGGCCATACTCCACGTACGGCGCCGTTAAGCAAAGCGAAGTATTCCTCACTGTCTTGATAGTACCCATTTTCCGTAACTGGATGGTGGAAATTTGCGTAACCTGCATGTGTTTCTTCTCCTTCCGCTACGGCGTAGCGCAGTAATGGTGCTATAACGGGCTTATTCTCGGCTACAAGAGCCTTTAAGGTGCCAGGTAATATGAAGTTATCTACATCCACTACGAAGTAGAAGGCTTCTGGGTAGGTTCGTGCTTCGGCTATACCTTCCTCGCGTAAGCGACCCAGTACCGAGAATCGCTCTGCGTTCCACTCATGTACGCCAAATCGTTGTACCTGTTCTGGCACATCCTCATCATTGACTATGATGCTATGCCAATCATGGTGCGCCCAATCGCCCTCGTAGCCATAGTCTGGGCTACGCATGGTGTATTCATCATCCACCCACTGGCGGATAATCTTGGCGGTATCATCATTATTGTTATTAGTACGAAAGTATAAAATAACCTTATCGCGTGGGTAATCTAGTTTGTCCAGGTTCTGCTCTAACCAATATGGCAGGATCTTGGCCTTGTCCTTAGCCAGAATGTGAAAGAATACTAATGGTAATTCGTGGCTGTTCATACAGTTGCCCACGCAAGCAGGATGGCTACAACGGCGACCCATAGTAGCGCCCATCTAATGAATTCAGGGTCATGCAGGATGTTCTCGGGCTTCTTTCTCACTTCAACTCCTTCTCAATCGCTTGGATAGTTTCGCAAGGGTAAGTAACCATTGACGAAGGTGTGTCCAAATTGCCATCGGTAAAACAAACGGAACAATCATTGCCATTCCAACTAGAGTCGTGAATGTTTTCCCAATACTTAGGCTTATGCAACTCCACTACTGCACGAAGGGCAAACCAAGAAGCATTATCTCTACGGCAAGATTCACAATCATCTCCACACTTTGTGAAGTTGTCGTCTATCTCTGCCAACAATTCATCGTGGGTCATGCTCATCCTTTCGACCAAATTAAACAAGTGGATGTTGTTATGGGTAATAAATGACCCATGCGATCCTTGGTTGGATCTTGCGTATCGGTTATTTTCCATGTCCCGATATAGGTTTGTGTCTGCTCTTCGATGCACGTGGGCTTAATTTTTGCAGGTAAAGCAAAAACCTTACTCACCACTAGCATATTAAAAAGGCAGAGAATAGCAACAACAATAACGGCAATGCGTACTTTCTTTTCCATCCTAATACCATCCTTTCTGATACTCATGTCGGAGTGCGTTACACGCACTATTATTCCAATGGTGCTTGATATATAACAAGCCCCATCTAATCTGTGTCTGCCAATTATAGCGGTAATCTTTACCAATGACCAGCATCTTACTGGCTGGCAGAGCCTGAGGAATACCAAAGGCTCCACCCCATGGATTGCGTGCCTGGAAGTTCCACCTAGATTCCATGTACCAAAGAGTGTCAAGGCACTGCCACTGCTTTACAGTGGCGCCCTGGCGTATATACATCACTCTGGCGAAGTGCTTGGGGGTGCTGAGATGGTCATTAACAGCCGTAGATTGCCCGCTAAGGGCTTCAATGCCTACCAGTAATGTGATTACTAGTGCTATGACCAATCCGACCCGTTGCGGTTTAGTGACTTTGCGTCCATATATTCCCATAATGATGACCTTGGCCTTTCTCTTGGTGTGACCAGTGGCTTAACTAGGCCCTTCTTATCTGCTTCATGGCGTAAACGTGATTGCCATATATCGGCATCAATGTTAGAACCTACTGCCCTGCGGCGCTCGTTGGGTAGCGTGCCACCCCAGATACCGTAGTCAATAGTAGATATATCTTCCATTGCGCTTTCTAAGCACTTGCCGTTAGCAAAGAGTGGGCATTCATTGCATATCGTCATGGCAATTAATGCGTCATGGGTTGCTTGCTTAAATAACTTGCTTCTTTGATTACGAAAGTGATAAGGATCTGGGAACCACAATTCTGAGTCATACCCTGATTCTGCACATGCTGGCCTGTCTGCTGGTCGTATCATAGTTTCTTCTCCATATCTGATTCAGTTAGTCCTAGGTCCTTTAATGCTTGATTATAACCAGTTCGATAGGCTACTTCAATAGCCTTGTCGCGCTCTAATTCTTCATCCATTATTTCACGCTCCCTAAATAGTTACGCTGGCGGTAATTGCCAGTTATCAGAGCGTAGCCTTGCTCTTTACCCGTTGTCAAGTATCTATGGGCGGGCAAGCACGGAATCTTTACGCGGGCGTTGCTTAAAAAAATGAAGGGGAGCCGATCAACGGTTACCCGTTGTCCGCTCCCCTAAATCCTTGCGCTGGCGTAATTGTCAGTTATACAGCCACTCCATCCCTTCCCCGTCGGTTAACCGTTCAACCTCACGGGTTGCGCGGATGAATCTCGCCAGGTTCTCGACTGCCTCATCCTGTCGGTTAGAGTCGTGTACCTGCTCGTAAAATAGGCGGTGAGATAGTTCCGCCTTAGCCTTCCAATAGGCGATTCTGCCCGCGTTACTCATAGACATCACCCGCCACGGCGGAGAAATAGCAAGGAATACATGTATAACCCTTTAGCCAAACCATGTCCACGGTGTCAAAATCTTCTAGGCAGTCTTTACAGGTGGCTAGCGTTATCTCGCTCATTGGTGCGCCTTTCTCTCATGGTTGCTTAGGGTTTGGTGGGCGAACCGGCTCGCCCGTACTTCAATCTCTGCCCCGCACGTGGGGCAGGTTACCGCCCTATTATTCATTGTGTGCCTCACTGCTAACGATTATCACGGCGGCGGCATCCTTAGCCTCACAAAAGGCGCGGGCTGGCTTAGCCGTAGGGAATATATAAGGCGCCCCGTTGTTGGTGTAATCAATCTCGCGCCCAAAGGCATAACGCCCCGCGCGGTATCTATAGGCGCCCTCGCGTACTACGTAGTAGTACCAATGAGCGCGGGCGGTACCTTTAGGTGTTATCTGAATCCTGCCCCGTAACGGTGTCCATTCTAATTTATTCATGTCTCGTCCTTTTCTATGCCTGCCCTAGTTAGCAGGGCATAAGGCAGGGTCTAGCCCTGCCCTACACTCTAACAACTATGTGCCTTTCCTTAATAATCTCCGTCCTTAGTAGATACCCAGCCACAGCCTTCACACTTCACTTTGCTCTCTGGTGTTTGGCTATCGCCTGTCAAAATACGTGCACACACCCAACACTTGCCGTAACTCATGCGCTTACCCCCTCTTGAGTCTTAAGTTCTTCGAGTATGTTCTTTGCAATTTCATGCCAGCGCACACGGTAAAGGCTGCCGATATCCTTAAACATTGAGTAAGTCTCATGGGATAGCTCTGTTCCGTCTCCCCAGACATCCTCAAACATAGCCTCTAGGTTCTCGGCTAGGCAGGTAGAGCAGGCGAAGTCCTGATCTTCGTCCTTGCTGGCGATAGCCTCGGAGATTAGTTCTTGTACCGTGCAATACATGCCGTAATCGTTATTAAGGTAGAGAGCAGCAGCCCATGTCTCGCGATTCGTCCAGCCGTTATATTCTTCGCACATTTTTTGTCCTTTCATAGTCTGAGAGGTTAGGCTCATCAGTAGGCGCGATACGCCTAGACGGCTCAGAGAGCCGTTTCGCCTTATTTACTTTCCGCTCTCGTAATTTCTGAAATAAGATTGTAGAAGGCGTCCGCCCTGTTAATTTCAAGTTCCTTATCTTCTTCTCTCAGCGCAAGCCAATGAGGGTAAAGTACTTCTAATAAAGTCCCGCGCCACTTGGCGTCAATTTCAATTTTCATTTCTTAATCCTTCCAAGTTGTGCCACAAGCTACGCCGTCGGCGGTGTTGTGGCAGGTGGTAATCCGATAATGGTGGTTAAGGTAGTTGATCGTCAAGAATAGGGCGGTGACGGCTAAGAGCCAGACAACGACACGTCCGCGTGTTGTGAGTTTCATTAGTTGCCCGCGTTCTTTTGGTAAAACGCCATAACAAGTTCCTGGTCGGTTAGCATTAGATTGTTACTTCAATTCCTGCGTATGGAGCCATCTGGTCTGCAACTAACTTCTTGCAACACGCTTTAATTTCTGTGTAATAACCTGCTTCATTGAGTGTTGCCTTAGTCCAATAATCTTCGGCAGCGTCATCAGCAACGTAATCACTAGCAAGGTCTGCGAAATGTCCATTAGTAAAATCTGTGTAGTTGGAATAAGTGCCAAACATCTCCCAGCTTGGTTGGGCTAAAAAGCGGACAATGTCACCGCAACCTTCTGCGTGTACGTGGTATTCATGACCAACGCCATGCCCTTCTTTGTAAATAACTACCAAGTTAGTCACGTCTGCTTTAACTTTAACTGCGTTTGTTGTCATGTTCTAGTCCTTTCGTGTGGGTTATTTACCCACTAGCGAGAGTATAAACCTGCCAAATTCTGCATGTCAAATGAAATGTAGGTTGTGTCGCGTATATTTTGAGCGTGAGATTATAACAGTTTGGTAACGATAATTGACCTTTGTCTTGCCCAATATCTGCCCATTCTTCGACTGTCCGCCTATGGTGTCGCCTTGCCCCTGCTACATGATGTCGCCATCTAGACAGTGTCCAGATCATCACCACTTAACGCCATCCCTTCGCCCCACTACGTAGCGATACGACATAAGAAGAGGATCGAATGCCCGCGGATCAGNGCCGTGCCGTACTTAAACGCGGGCGGTATTCTCGGCACGTGTCGAATATATGCTCTCCGTGTCTAACTGTCATGTTCAACCCGAGGGTTTTAACTATGGGTGTGTATATACTATTACTATCGACCAAACGATTTTTTATAAATATAAGGGGGGCTAAATCGTCTCAAATAATGAGACGGATTATAACAATTTAATAGCAATACCCACTCTGACCTGCACTTATAGGTAGTGTGACGAACATCACACACCCCAACTAGGGATAAAGCGGTTTTATCCCGCCTTAGTATAAGTAAGGGATTAAAATTCGCGTCGCTCCGTAGTTCGGCTCTAGACAGCCGAGCCTCACAGCGAGGATGTCGCAAGAGCCGAACTGTTCGCTTCGCTACGAGGGCTTAAGGCCCTCTTCGCTAACCCATGGGAAAGACGCCAGGTGCGCCTGGCGGCGCCCCCTAAGTTAACCATAGCAATCCCCATAGGGGATGCTTCGCAGTGGGACAGGTCTGATATTAGGCCAAAGGAGAATATCAGCCAATGGCAACAAAGGATCCATCGAAGTATCGTCTCGTAGAAGGCGCAAGTCTTTCCGCGCCTGATGCTAAAAAGCGCCTCGTTGATCTTATCAACGATGGCGTAACCGTAGAAGATGCTTGTCGCGCCGTAGGTAAATCGGTCAAGTCTTATGAGTATTACCGATCTTCTGATCCTCAGTTTAAAGAGGCGATTGATCTGGCGCGTGTTATCAAGCGCCGAAAAGGGACTGTTGCCGAGGAAGACGCAAATATCTCTTTCGAGGAATTCCGTACTAAGTATCTAAATTCTATGACATTCCCTCACCAGCGCAATGTTACCTCGCTGCTTGAGGAAGGTGAGCCAGCCTGGCTACATGGCTCCATGACCTATGAAAAGAACTTTAAAAATTACATTCTGGTAAACATGCCCCCAGAACATGCCAAGTCTATGACTGTTAGCATTGACTATGTGACATATCGGATCGTCACCGATCCTAATGTCCGTATCAAGATTGTCTCTAAGACCCAGGGTATGGCCAAAGAATTCCTTTACGCAATCAAGCAACGCTTGACCTCGCCTCAGTGGGCTGAACTGCAAAGACGTTACGCACCAGTGGAAGGCTATAAAGCCACCGCTGAGAAGTGGACGCAAGACGCTATTTACCTGGAACGCGAATCTGGTGAAAAGGATCCGACTGTTCAGGCACTGGGTGTTGGTGGGCAGATCTATGGCGCAAGAGCCGATCTAATCATCCTTGATGACTGTATCACCCTGGCTAACGCTGGTGAATACGAGAAGCAGTTAAGATGGATCCAGCAGGAAGTCTTAACGCGTGTTGGTCCCACAGGCAAGATTCTGGTAGTTGGCACACGGGTAGATCCTATGGATCTATATCGTGAGATGCGTAACCCAGAACGCTACCCCGATAACCGCAGTCCTTGGACTTACTTGGCTATGCCAGCGGTACTTGAATTTGCCGATGACCCAGAGGATTGGGTTACACTCTGGCCCAAGTCAGATCGTCCGTGGGACGCTGATTCTACTGCCCCAGACAAAGACGGTTTATACCCTCGCTGGTCTGGACCGCACCTTCGCCGCCGTCGCGGCTTGATTGACCCTAAGACCTGGGCAATGGTCTACCAGCAGCAGGACGTTGAGTCTACAGCCATTTTCTCCCCAGAGTGTGTTAGAGGATCTGTCAGCGGTATGCGTGCCTCTGGGCCGCTAATCCCAGGCGCTCCTGGTCATCCTGATTCTTTAGGTAGCCAATATGTAATCTGCTCGATGGATCCCGCCATGTCTGGTGATACATTCTCAGTGGCTTATGCGGGAGATAGAATTACGGGCAAGCGGTATCTGCTAGAAGCCAACCGTATGCCTGCTCCTACACCCCAAGCCATCCGTGAGATTATCCGCACTTGGACTGAGAAGTACAAACCATCTGTTTGGGTTATTGAGAAGAACGCCTTTCAACTCTTCCTCACTCAAGATGAGCAGATCAACTCGTTCCTAGCCAGCCGAGGCATCCGCCTCGTCCAGCACTATACGGGTGGCAATAAGATGGATTTAGAATTTGGTGTAGCCTCAATGGCTCCACTCTTTGGTATGACCGATAACCAGGGCAAGTACATGAAGAACAATCTTCTTGAACTTCCCCGCGCAGATAATGAACATATTAAGGCGCTGATCGAGCAGTTGATTACCTGGTCAGCAGGGACTAAAAATAAACAAGACGGCCCCATGGCCCTCTGGTTTGCCGAGACACAGATGAGAGATTATATCAACCAGTCTGGATCTTACGGCGGAACCTTCGTTAAGAATCCATTTGCCACACCAATGGATCTTGCTAGACGCAAGGTTGTTAACTTAGAAGAATACGCTCAACTTCAACAGAAGATGGCTGCTAACGGGGGGTACCTATGAGTCTTGACATAGACGAATTATCTGTCAAGATACGCAAGTTGCGCGATCATTACCATACCCGTGATGCTCGCTGGACTGACCTACAGGCTATCCGTGCTGGAGATATCCAGCAAGTATACCCTGGAATGTTCCCAGATGATTTTCCCAAGCCAATGGTCGCCAACTTCATTGATGTCGCAGCACGCGACATTGCAGAAGTTATTGCACCGTTGCCTGCCTTCAACTGCGATTCGACAGATTCTGTCTCAGACCGCGCACGCAAGAAGGCCGATAAGCGCACTATGATTGCCGCTGGTTACCGTGACACATGTCGCCTTCAAACGCTAATGTACACAGGCGCAGATCGTTACGTAACCTTCGGCATGCTCCCCTTCATCATTGAGCCTGATTGGGAAAACAAACGCCCAATGATCCGCATCGATAACCCCATTGCCGCATACCCAGAGTATGACCGCTTTGGCCGCTTGCTTTCTTACAGCAAGCGTTATAATAAGACTGTCCGTGAACTGTGCAATGAATTCCCAGAGCATGAAGGAAACATTCGCGGTAAGTATGAGAATCGTAACTCAGAGCGCACACTCGAAGTATTCCGCTATCAAGACGATAGCGAAGTTATCCTTTTCATTCCTGAACGCAATAACTTTATTTTAGACCGCGCACAGAATCTCATTGGTGAACTACCAGTGGTTATCGCTGTCCGCCCAGGAATTGACTCTGATGAAAATCAACGCGGTCAATTTGATGACATCATGTGGGTACAAGTCGCCAAGGCTCGCTTTGCTACCTTGCAACTTGAAGCGGCGCAAAAGAGCGTACAGGCTCCATTCGCTTTACCTGCCGATGTTAACGTACTTGAGATTGGCCCAGACGCAACGATCCGTTCTGCTAGCCCAGAGAAGATCCGTCGCGTTGGATTAGATATTCCAAATGGAATCTTCCAAGAGGCTGCAACACTTGATGAAGAACTACGAGTAGGCTCACGCTACCCACAAGGTCGCTTAGGTCAACAGTCTGGTTCTATCGTTACGGGTCGTGGCGTTGAAGCCCTTATGGGCGGATTCGATACACAAGTTAAGACAGCACAGGCCGTCTTCGCGGAAGTATTCCGTCAGGTAATGCGTCTTGCATTTAAGATGGATGAATTGCTTTTTGGTGATGTCGAGAAGGAAGTGCGTGGAGTCGTTTCTGGCGCACCTTACGAAATTACCTATACTCCATCCCGTGATATTGCTGGTGACTATTGGGTAGACGTATCTTACGGCATGATGGCTGGACTTGATCCAAACCGTGCTTTGGTATTCGGTCTTCAAGCCCGTGGAGATAAGTTAATCTCACGTGACTTCCTACGTCGTCAAATGCCTTGGGATATGAATGTAACCCAGGAAGAAGAAAAAGTTGAAGTTGAAGAACTGCGCGATGCTCTTATGTCGGCAATGGCTTCTTACTCTCAAGCACTGCCAGCAATGGCAGCACAAGGACAAGATCCTTCAAAGATTTTAACGGCTATGGCATCGGTCATCAAGGGTCGTCAAGCAGGCGACAATATCGAAGACCTTGTAGTTGCTGCATTCGCGCAGCCAGCAGCATCCCCAGAAGAAGCAGCCGCTGGTGAGGCGCAAGGTGCCCCAGGTCAGGCTCCTTCTGGGGCGCTACCTGGAATGCCACCGCAACAACAACCGCAAGCCCCCTCTGCGCTACAACAATTAGCAGCAGGTCTTTCATCTTCTGGTAATCCGAATCTCTCGGCAAATGTAACTAGAAGGCAGCCAGCGTAATTATCTGGTTGACAACAAACCTATAGGAGAAAAACCATGGCAACACTCAAAGCATCACTTACAACGAAGGTCCCGTCACCAAAGAACCAAGGTGGACATGGATCATCTCAGGCAGTGACACAGAAGACCGCTATTCAAAAAAAGTCAGGTCCAGCAGGTACTGGTGCATCTACCGTTAAGTACAGCGCACAGCCATCTGGCACAAAAGGCGTAAGCGCACCTAAGCACGCAAAGTAATTTATGTCTGATGAACAGGGCAGAGCGCCGACCCAGTTTACAAAATGGGATGTCTTTGCCCTATTCTCGCATGTAGCATCTGAGTTTTTTGAAATACTCAGTTCAATGCTAGAAACACAAGCGGAATTCGTGGAAGATCAAAAGTCTTTTCACGAGTATGCAGCCCGAACCATTGAGACACTAAATGAAGGAGAATAGGTATGCCACAGGCAGCAAAGCCTTCGACTACACCATCTCTCCCAGGTGCTAATAGCACGCGAACCGATGGCGGAGTAGCATCAAAACAAGCACAGCGGTATATCTCAGGTATGCCTAATTACGGTGATGGACAAGAGTTAGCAAACTTACAGGCGCAAGCGCCTTTGTCTGCTACT